CAAAAAGCGTATGCAAAATGCACTACTCAAAGACGATAAGATTGAAAAATATCCTTACTCGTCCGAAAATTTAATTTCGGATAATCCTTCAACTTCATTCCCTTATGACCCATTGAATAACGCAGATGTGAGGGAATCTTTCTCAGTCGTTCAGGTATTCCCGGCAAAGCAAACTTCGTTTAACGAACGGACACAGTTTTGTAAAAGAGGGAAGCCGGCTTTTAAAAATGGGAGATGGGAACAGACATGGAATGTGTCTGAAAAATCCCCTGAAGAAGTGACAGCATCAGAGGGTTTCAAATGGATTGAGATTAGAAATCAAAGAAACCAAAAACTCCAGGAAACAGATTGGCAGATGATAAAAGCCTTGGAAACTGGAGAAGATGCGTCTGATTTGAGAAACTATCGTCAGAAACTCAGAGATATCCCCCAGGATCAGACCGATCCTTTTTCGATCTCATGGCCTGAGTTATGAACCATGCCTCTACAGAAAACATTAGTTTCCGTAGACCTATCCGGGGGGATTGACACCAAGACGGATCAAAAGTTGGTACTTCCGTCATCGTTGGTTGAGTTGGAGAATGGGGTATTCACAGTGGGGTCTTCTATCACCAAGAGGAATGGATACACCAAATTACAGGATACTCAGTTGGATGGAACTGCACTTCCCACAGGTGATGCCCTCACATCTCTGAAGAATGAATTGCTCGTTTTTGGTTCCAACAAACTTTATTCATACACTTCAGGTTTGGGACGTTGGTTGGACCGTGGGGGGTTCCGTTCTGCAACCACATCTGCAAAAGATCTCCTCAGAAACGAGTATGAACAGAGTGCAGTTGATGCCTGTGAAACATCAGAAACCATCCTTTATGCATGGGAGGACACATCAGGAGGAGTCAGAGCATCAGTTGTAGATGGGTCGAGCAACACAGTTATTTTAGACAACCAACTTATTTCCTCCACAGGGAAATGTCCCAGATGTGTCGTTTTAGGAGAAAACCTGACTTTAGTATATGTGGATACATCAGGAACCGATTCAATTAAATCCACCCAGATCAATGTCAATGATCCAACCTCATTCAGTGCTGCAAAAACACTCTATACAGATGTAAACACATCCTCTCCTTGGGTTGATGTTTCTCCATATACTACCAGTGGTGATGTTAGTGCAGTCATGGCATATGCAGACACTTCCAACACAGTCAAGGTCAGTTATATAACATCCACAGGAGCAGCAGGGAATCTTGCCAGTGGATTCGTAGCACCTGTCACTTTATCGTCACAGGCAGAGGACTCCATTGCCATTTATGCCGACACTTCTGTTTCCTCCGATGTTTATGTTGCCTTTGGGAAAAGCACCTCAAGTACAGGATTAAAAGTTTTCAGACTAACCTCTGCACTGGTAACCACTGCATCGACAACATCTGCAGATGCTACTGCAATCAAGCAAATTGGAATGGTTTACAATACGAGTGCCACTCTTGAGGTTTACTACGAGAGTAATGCAGCAGCAACTTACAACCACTTAGTCAACAAACGTGATTATACGACTGCATCCAACACCATTAGTTCTGCATCCGTAATCATGAGGTCTGTAGGGTTGGTATCCAAACCTTTCCGATATAATTCTGTTACTTACTTTTTTGTCATTCATGAGTCCAGTTTACAGTCAACCTATTTCCTGATTGATTCTGCAGGATTGGTGATTGCAAAACTGAAGCAAGGACTTGCAGGAGCACTCCCAACCCGTCCTATGCCTTCCAATGTGGTCAACCAGACTACAGGAATTTTTGAGTTACCGTCACAGGTGCAAACCCGGCTGGAAAGCAGAGATAATGATATATATGGGTTGAAGGGGATCTCCAGACTCAAGGTAGATTTTGTTTCAAACAGGAACTTTTTGAACAAGGAAATGGGAGAAACCCTCTTCATTGGAGGAGGATTTGTATCTGCATATGACACTCAGACCATTGCAGAGTTGGGGTTCCATATTTATCCAGAAAACGTGAGTGTTTCAACAGCAACATCAGGAGGGTCCATTGCAGCAGGAACCTACTCGTACCGTGTTATTTACACCTACCAGGATGCAGTAGGACATATCAACCGTTCTGCACCTTCAGTGGGAGTATCTCAGACCACAACGGGAAGTACTTCAGTCAACACAGTCACAATTCCCACATTGAGAATCACAGACCACACCACTGTCACAATAGAAGTTTATAGAACCGTTGATGATGGAACAATTTATTACAAGTGTGGAAGTACTACCAACTCCACTTCATCAGATACGGTCACCTTTTCAGACACAGGTTCGATTACTGATTCTAATTTGTTGGCAAAAGAGCAACTTTATACCACAGGAGGAGTAGTGGATGTGATTGCTCCACCTTCTACCAGTGTACTTGGAATCTTCAAAAACAGAATGTTTGTAGTCTCCTCAGAAGATCCTCAAGTGCTTTATTACTCAAAAAACGTCTGGGAGAGGATGCAGTTGAATTCAATGATGCATTTACTTTGACTGTAAACAAAGCAAAGGAGGTGACTGCATTTCAAGAGATGGATGAGAAACTTCTGATTTTTGAGGATGACAGGATTTTTGCAATCACAGGTGATGGACCCACTCCTGCAGGATTGCAGAATAACTTTTCAGAAGCACAACTTATCACCTCTGATGTGGGATGTACTGACCCCCGGTCAGTTGTTCTGATTCCACAGGGATGTCTTTTTAAATCAAACAAAGGAATCTATTTACTGAACCGTTCACTGGAAACAGTATATCTGGGAGCACCTGTAGAAACTTTTAATAACCTGACTATTACCAGTGCAGATCTACTGCAATCCAAGAATCAAGTCAGGTTTCTCACCTCAGATGGTTCCACTCTGGTTTATGACTACTATTACAACAAATTCAGTACCTTCACAGGTCATAAAGGACAGGGAGCGACAGTTTGGGATAAGGCAGGAAATTATGTTTATCTGAGAACAGATGGAGAGGTTTGGGAGGAAAATACTGCATTCACTGATAATGGTGCGCCCATCAACCTCAAACTGACAACTGCATGGATTAAAACAAATCAGGTGCAAGGTTTCCAGAGGATCAGGAAAGCATTCATTCTGGGAGATTTCAAGAGCGATCATTCTCTGAGAATGGAGGTGGGATTCAACTATGCCCAGTATTATTTAGAAACTCATAATTTTAATTACATCACGGATCTGTCTGTCAATAATTTTGCAGATGAGAATCCTTATGCATCAGAGACTTTTGCATCAGGTTCTGCAGGAGTTGCAGATGGGATCTACCAGTTCCGTGCAGGAATAAAGAATCAGAAATGTCAGTCCATCCGATTTTCTCTTTCTGACACAGAAGACACCTCTCCTGGTCAGGCATACAGTATTTCAAACCTGATGATGGAGGTAGGAATCAAGGACACAGGCATGAAACTCCCATCCCAGAAATTAGTATGATGAATCAAATGAATCCTGGTGATATGACAGACGATGAACTGTTCCGTCTGGCAAAACTTCTACAGAGAATGAGAGGAGAAGGTCTCGCATTCATCAANCCTGGAGAAGCAGAGATGCTCAAGGATGCAGGAGGATCTGGACAACCCATACAGGGAACCCAAGGGTTTGGTGTGGGTGGGGGGCCGATAAGGAGTTACCAAGATGACGATGACAATGATTGGGGAGGAGGAGAAGGAGGAACTGCAACTGATACGCTTGATGATGATGGAAAGATTACAACCATTAAAGAGGATGCCCCATACGGAGGATATGGGTCAAAACAGGCACAAGAGAGCATAGAACGGACCCAAGCATCAGAAGATGGACAACNACCACCTCCAACTCCTGTCCAATATGGTCCTGACCTCGATGGGAATATGCATTCCAGCCAAGCAGGATTGGATGCAGCAAACAGGGCAATTCGGTTAAGGAAGGCAAGGGAGGCAATTACTANACAGGCACCTAATTTCCAAACAGACACTGATTTTGCCACATGGTATGCAGAAAATGCTGGAACTCTGGNACTTGATGATTCCTATAAGGAAGATCTTGAACAGGCATTCAATGATCAGATGCTAACAGTCTATAAGGAATCCAGACTCCAGACCAAGAACTTCTCCGATTTAGTATCANAAGCACTGAGAAGTANNGGTGTGGATGCAGAGGGGAATCCCATNCCACTCACTCAAGGGGATTTGCAAAACTTAACCTATGATGCAGTTTCAGCAAATCTAACAGGTTATTTTGGAGCAGATGAAATTGATCGTTTAAGTGAGAACACTAAAAGATCACTTTTTGAATCCATGCTTAAAACTGCAGTCAGAGAAGCACGTTTTACTCTGACTCCAGAGGAGGTGGATGTCTTTGCAAGGACTGCAATATCTGCTGCAACCGTAAATGATGCCACTGCACCTACAGTGGGAGAAATAACAGAAGCCGATCAAGTCACAGTAGGTGAGGTTGATAAACCAGACCGTGTAGTTATCGGAGAGATTGGAGAACTCAACCGTACTCTCATTGATGATGTAGTGGATGGAGAGACAGAACTTTCAGAACACATTCTGCAGAGGGTCCGTGGTGAGGCAACTTCTCCTGCAGAACTACAACTGAAACGTGCCACAGAGAACAACCTCAAGATGCTCCTTGGAGCAACTGCAGGAGTCGCAGATCCTGCCAAGTTGAGACAACTCAGAAACACTTATTCAGAGACAGCACAGGTTCTCTCAGGACAGGCAGCAGAACTCCGAAGCAGAGAACAGATTGATGCAGAAGGACGTTTGGTCCAGATCTACAAGCAACAAGGAGATCGGGAGTTGCAGGTTGCAATGACCAATCTGGAGACCAAGAAGCAGGAAGCATTTGAACAGGCAGACTTGGATCAGGTCCGTAACCTCTCCATCCAACAAGCCAACCTCCAGAGGGTGATCACCAGGGCAAATCTGGATCGTGATGTGGAGTTGTCAAACCTGGACACACGGAGACAGAAAGCACTGACACAAGGCAGGATTGATGTTGCAGTGGCATTAGCTAACTTGCAGAAAGACATAACCTTGTCCCAGACCAATGGAGAGTTAGCACTCAGATCAAGAAGCCTAGACGATGCTTTGGTCCTTGCCAATTTTCAAGGCAGCATGGCATTGGAGGGTCTTGAGGTCAAGATTGATCTTGCAGAGATGGAATTGGATGTGAAGACCAAACTTG